CCCATGAGGAACCGCCCGCGCAGGTCCGGCACCATGAAGTCCGCGCCCGTCCCCGTCGCGCCCAGGACCGCCGCGAGCGCCGGATACTGAGCCTTCTTGTAGGCCGTGCCGTCGCACAGGAGCCACCCGGCGGGAGCCTTCACGCCCGCGTAGGCCACGACCGTACCCACCGGGGCGGACGATCCACCGTCGCCCGTCTGCGTCTCCCGCACCGTCCCGAGCAGGTACAGGCGGCGGTTGACGCTGACCGTCCAGACGCGGCGACCCGTCTTCAGGTCGCCCGCGAAGTTGATCGGGTCGGCTGCGAGCGGGGTCGCGTCGCCGTCGAGCTGCACGCGCAGCGGGTCGGTGCCAACCACGACGGCCCACCGGAAGACGGGCGCGAGGTCGAGGCGCGAGCGCAAGCCCGCCACCACATTCATGAGGTAGTCGAGGGTGGTCATAGGTCGGTCACCTCCAGGAGCTTGGTCTTAACGAGCGCGGTGGGGTCCAGGCTGTACTCGATCTCTTTCACCACGCCCTGCGCCGTGTGCCCCTGGCTCGAAAAACCGGCCACCTGGTTGGGCTGGAGGGGCACGGGCATGTGCTGGATGGTGATCGACGCGGAGGGCGTGGACACGTCGATGAGGCGGCGGCGCGCCTGCGAGTCAATCGACTCCTGGTTAGCCGCCTCCACGCCGGTCTGGGTCTCCACGATCCACCGTCCGCGCGCCTGGAAGGAGTAGGCGGACGAGGGGTCTTCGTTGGTCGCAACGCCTACCAGCGCGGCCTTATCCTGGCTACCCTCGGACACCAGGACGACTTTGTTGGGGACGCTGGCCGCGTCCAGCTCGCGCTCCCACTCAGGCAGGTGGATAGCTCGCGCGCCCTCCCGGAAGTCGTAGGCCACGCCGCGCGCCGCCGGACGCACGTAGGGGTCCAGGTGGACCTGACCCTCACCGTCCGGGTGCGCCGACCAGTAGCCCGCCGCGCTCAGCAGCTCGTTAGCAATGGTTAGCTTTGATTTGCCGGGGTCATACACGATGTCGGACGACGCGGTGGCCGTCGATGGGGTGATGGACAGGCGCTCCAGGCCGGTGTCGCGCAGCAGCCCCGCCGCCACGTCGACAAGGTTGCTCCCGGCCTTCACCACATACGTGCGGTCCACGCAATCAGCGTCAGGGAGAGCCAGCGGGGACGACAGATCAACGTCCCACGTGGACCCCGCCTCACCGTAGGAGCGGGTGGGAGCCGACAGGAGGAACACCCCAAGGCCCCACGACTGGCCAGACGTGGCGTAATCGACGCGCACGCGCTGAGTCATCCAGTCGATAGGTCCGCACGCCTCCGTCAGATGCAGGCTCCCAGACGCGCGCAGGCGCGTGGAGTTGCTCAGCGTGATGCTCCCACCAGTCACGCCGTCCAGACGGCGGATTACACGGTCTTTCGCGTCCAGGAGAGTGACCGTGTAATCCGCCTGCCTATGGGTGTCGAGGGCGCTCACTCGTCGGTCTCCTTCACCGTCCGCGCGAGCACGTCACGAGACAACTCGATCAGGCCGCGCCGGGTGATCAGAGACCCCCGGCCCTCCAGGAACCACAAGGCACGAGAGTCCTCGTCCGCCTCCGTAGTGAGGACCTCGCAGGAGACGGTCCACGCGCCAACCAGCGCGCCCTCCGGGTACTTCTCCCTGATCAGCTCCGCGAGCGCGTTTTCCACGTGGTCAAGCCGGTTACTCATGGTCCACCTCCTCGACCTCCAGCTTAACACTCCACTTGCCGGACAGCGCCCGGTCAGCGTTGAAGTCTTTGACCGAACAGTAAACGCGGCGGCCCATCGGGTCGCGGTACAGGAACGGCCCGGCCATGTAGGACAGCTCCTCCAGGCGCTGGATCATCCAGAAGTCCTCATCGAACAGGGTCGCGGACAGGCTCAGGGTCTTCTGGCGGTGCCGTCCGGCCATCTCCACGGCGCGCTCGCGGCCCGCGAAACGGTACAGCTTGCGGTTGGCGAGGCCCGTCTTGCACGAGTGCAGCGGGTCCCACCGCAGCGGCACGGTGAATCCGAAATTCTGGCCTCCCCCGATCCACATGGCCCACGACTCCAGGACAAGCTCCTCCGTGGTGACCGCCGACGAGGGAAGGGCCGACGTGGCGGTCACGCGGTAGGCCGCCGCGCCGTGACTGACCGACTGATAGTCGAGGAGCTGGCCAGACACTGGCAGGTCCTCGGTGATCGTCGTCCAAGACCTACCGCCGTCGTCGCTGCGCTCCACCCTGTTGCGCACAGCAGCGGGCTTACCAGCCTCCGGAGCCGGGTTCCCCACCCGCACACGCACACACCCCGCCAAGTCGTCCCACTCCGGATACACGCGAGGAGCCGGAGGCTTCTCATAAGCCACGCCGAACGTCTGGTTAACAACGCGGGACTGCACTCCGTGCGCGTTCGTCGCAACCACAACCACGCGGTAAGTGCGACCATTCTCCAGGTACGTGTTCAGGCGGACGCGAGTCAGCGGCCCGCGCACCTCCTGCGTCTCCACCAGGTTGTTGCCGCCCAGGTACAGCTCGACGCGGGCACTCGACTGAGCCGGGCCACCCTGCGACGAATACGACCACGCCACCTCCACGAACGACGTTTTGACCGTCTGGGAGGGCGACTGGATCGACACGACGGGGCGCGGCTCCACGTAGAACGTCGCCCGGCGCGAGACCGGGGACGCATCCGCGTGCAGGCCCCACGTCTTCACCCAATACTCGTAGGTGCCGACCTGGAGCACGCCCACCGTCGCCTGCTGCTCGGTGGCGCGGCGGTCGAACGTCGGCCCCGGCGCGCCCGTCGCCTTCTTCTGATACTGGAGGCTGTAGCGGGTCTGCGGGCTGGAGTCCGTCGGATTATGCCGCCAGGTCAGAATCACCGGGTCATCCGACGGGAAATACACGCCGTCCGACGTCGGCTCGGGCGCGTTCGGGCGCGCCAGGAGCTGCACCACGTTGGACGGGGCCGACTTCGCAGACTCCACGGTGCCACCCACGCACACGACGCGGTACTGGTGGGTCACGTCGAGGCGCGGGTTGCGGTGCAGCAGGAAGGCCTCATGGGTCTTGATCGAGGCCTTCGCAATCAGTGTGTTACCGTCGTAAACATCCCACCTGGTCGGAGTATAGGGGGCCTTGTTCTCCCACGTGATCAGAATGTCGCCGTCCGCGTTCTTCTCCGCATGGACGTTGACCGGCGCGGGCGGAGTCGTGTACACCGGATCCGCCTCCGCGTAGGCCGAGCCGCCCGCGCTGTTCTCAGACTTCACGCGGTACGTGTACTTATGACCGGCGGTCACATTGAAGGTGGCAAGGGAGGTCGCATTTTTTACCGGGGCGACAACTTCCCAGTCCGCGGACTCGTCAACGCGACGTTCCACCACGTAGTTGTCGATGGGGTTGGACTCGCCCTGGGGCGGCGCGATCCAGTCCACCGTGATCTGGGAGTCGTTCACGCGCGTGGCGTGGGCGACCGTAGGGGCGTTCGGAACGTTGACCGGACGTGCAGGCAGCGTCAGGTAGTTTTCTACCGCCGGGTTGCCGCCGTTCCAGATCGGCCCGAGGCTCGCGCCGATGCCAATCGTGGTTTCCTGGCCGTACTTCAGGGGGACGTTGAAGCTCCACTGCGACAGTTGCTTGTAGACCGTCTGCCCGTAGCCGGACGAGAAGCTGAAGGCCTCGGAGCCTTCGCCCGAGTAGCCCCACCAGCGCCAACGGTTAGTCCAATTGTGGCCGTAGCCGTCCGAGCAGGCGGTCACGGTCGCTGTGACCGTGACCGACCCGCTGGCGGGGTCGCCGGACCAGTCCAGGGCAATGCCAATGAACATGTAGCCGCTAGATGCTGACCATACGGTAGCCATACGCTGACCGTCCCTTCCTGTTAGAAGCCTGCGCCGAGGAGATCACGGGCGCGCGTGCGAGAAGCCGGGGCCAACGCGTCATTCACCGCGCCCCTGGCCGCCACCCTCATGCGGGCCATGAGCTGGCCGTCCTCGTCCACGACCACCAGCGTATCCGGCCCGCCCGCCTGCGCGGCGCGGTTCTGGAGCGCGTCCCACTGACCGGACGTAAAGACCGGCTCCGGCTTGCCCGTTTTATTCAGGACCGTGGTCAGGCCCGGCTGCAAATAGCCCCCATTGTCGAACTTGTACGTACCCGCCGTGGGAGACCCCCAGATACCCGTCTCGCGCACGAAAGCGCCAGGCTTCGGGGCCTCCACCATCATGCCGTTACCCGACGAGATAGCGACGTGCCAGGCCGGGTTTCCCCAGTACAGGAGCGTGCCGGGGACGCTGGCGTTGCCCGCGCTGGAGCCAGACTGGTAGCCCGCCGCCGTCAAGCGGGGAATCGAGCTGCCCATCTGGTGGGCGGCCCAGTAGACGAGGCCGGAGCAGTCGAGGCCCGGCGGGATGGACGAGCCGCCCCACACGTAAGGCACGCCGATAGCCTTCCTGGCGGCGTTGACGATGCCGACCGCGCCCATAGTCTCGGTCTTGCCCTTCAGCCAGTTGGCGAAGCCGTCAATCCAGATGCCGGGGACGGCGCGCATCGAGTCCGAGATCATGCCCGAGCCAGGCAGATTAGCCATCATGGCGTTAACGGGTGCCTTGATGAAGTTCGCAACGGCCCCGATGGGGTCAGCGATAATCTTCCCCATCGTGTCCGCCGCGTCCTTGATCCAGTCCCAGCCGCCCTTCACCGCGCCCCAGATACCGCCGTTGGCGTAGGCCGCGAACTTGACCCCCGTGTCCCCGCCAGGGATGTAGGAGGAGTGAGCGCGGGCCGCCGCGTTCATACGTGCCACGGCCTCGGGACCGCCCACCGCACGCACCCACTCAGGGCGCATAATGGCCTCGCCACCGGACAGGGCGAGCGCGCCGCCACCATCCGGGGAGAAGAAATGGTAGATGTCCCGGCCCGGCGTGTAACCGGGGAGGACACCACCCGAGGCGTACTCAGCGATAGGCGAGACCGCCGGGAGACGGAAGGACAGGCCCAGCTTCTCAGCCATGCTGTCCGCCGTCTTCTTGATACCGCTGGTGTACACCATGTTGATGATGAAGTTGATGGGCTTGGCGACCACGGACTTCACGCTGTTCCAGATGTTCGCCACGCTGTCCTTCATCGACTGGAAGGCCGACTGGATGCCACCCGTCACCGTCGAGATGATCGACGTGAGCGTGCCACTCATCCACGTGGCAACGTTGTTGATCGAGGTCTTGATGCCGTCCCAGATCGACGTGATGGCCGTCCAGAGCGCCTGCGCCCCGGCCTTGATGTTCTCCCACACGGTCGAGATCACCGGAAGGACGTAGGACTGGAACCATCCGGCGACCGTCTGCACCGTCGTCTGGATGCCCGTCCAGACGGTCTGGATGCCGTTCCACAGAAGCTCCGCGCCCGCCTTGATGCCGTCCCACACGGCGGTGATCACCGGAAGGACGTAGGACTGGAGCAGATCGGCTGCGACCTGCACGCACGTCTGGATGTAGTTCCAGTAGGCCTGGATGCCGTCCCACAGGAGGCCCGCGCCTGCCTTGATGCCGTCCCAGACGGCGACGATCACCGGGAGGACGTAGGCCGTGAAGAAGTCCGCGACGGTCTGCACCGCCGTCTGGATGCCCGCCCAGGCCGACTGCATGTACTCCCACAGGGTGGCGACACCCGTCTTGATGCCTTCCCAGGCGGTCTGGATATAGGGCCAGACGTAGGTCACGATGAAGTCCGCGATACCCTGGAGGACGGCCTTCCACGCCTCGATATACAGGGCGATAGCAGTCACCACGACCCACACGGCGACCTTGATCCCCTCCCACACCGACTCAAAAACGGGTAGGAGGTAAGTCTTAAACCAGTCGATCACGGAGCCAACCGCGCTCTTGATGCCCGCCCACATGCCGTCAATGAAGTTCCTGAAGGTCTCACTCTTGTTGTAGGCGACGACGAAGGCAGCGACCAGCGCGCCAATAGCGACGACAATCAGACCGATCGGGTTGGCATCCATAGCAGCATTGAGCAGCCACTGCGCGGCGGTGTACGCGCCCGTAGCCACCTTGCCCGCCACCATGGCCCCCTTCTGCGCGACCCAGGCCGCCGTCGTTCGGCCCACCTGCACACCCTGCTGCACGATGCTACGCAGGAAGTCGCCCGCGTACATAGCCTTCAGAGCGACGGTCTCCGCGAGGTCCCCGGCCTTGGCGACCTTCGCCGCCGTCCACGCCGACACCTGACCCCACACCTGGGTCGTCAGGGCGACAAGGCTCATGGTGCCGGTGACCGTCTTCCAGGCGATAAAGCCGCCCACGACGGACTCCAAGATGACCTTGTTCTGCACAAGCGCACCGAAAAAGCTCCCCAGCACACCCCAGAACGGGGACGACACCACGCCGCCCAAGAAGTTCACCACGCCAGGGATCACCGTCGTGGACAGGAAGCCCCAAATGTCCATGACGTTATCCCTGACCGATAGGATAAAGTCGATAAGGCCCGAGTCCTCCTCGACCCCGAAGAAGTTCCCGTCGAAGTTGCCGTTGACCGCGAGGTCAAAGAACGACTGCACGCCGGGGACGAGCGTTCCGGTCACCCAGTTGTACAGGTCGAGGCCGGTGTCTTTGATCGTGGTGAGGGCGGTGATCACGGCGGAATCCGACGCCAACCCGAACAGGTTCCCATCGTAGGAGCCAGTGGTGACCAGCGTCCAGATCGACTCCAGCGCCGGGAACAGGCTCCCGTTAATCCAGCCGAAAGCGGCGGACGCGCCCTCAGCGACCACACCCATGAAGTCCGTCAGGGCGGGCTTGATGCGGTCCACAATCTCCATGCCGCCCGTGACGAGCGCGGCCTGGAGGTTGCCCCACGCGCCCTCAATCGTGCTGGTAGAAGTTGCCGCCTCCCGAGCCACGTCGGTGAAGCCCAGGTCCAGAATCGCCTGGTTGAATTCCTGGGCGGTGATCTCGCCCTTCGCCATCGCGTCACGGAAGTTCCCCGTGTACGCGCCATTCTTGAGCAGGGCCTCCTGGAGCTTGCCAGACGCGCCCGGAATCGCGTCGGCCAACTGGTTCCAGTTCTCGGTGGTCAGTTTTCCCTGACCAGCCGTCTGGGTCAACACCATACCAACCGACTTGAAAGTGTCGGCGTTGCCGCCCGCGACGGCGTTCAGGTTTCCCGCCGCCTCGGCCAACTGGTCGTAGCCTTCCACGCCGTTGGCGGCGAGCTGGGCCGTGATGTTCTGGATGTCGGAAAGCTCGTACACGGTGTCGTCCGC